CACCCGGCAGCGCATGCCGGTGCCCGATGGATGCCGTCACCGAGCCGGCCGGGAAGTCGCCCAGCGGCCAGACCTCCGTCACCAGCGCCCGCTTGCCCGGCGCCAGCTCGGCCTCTGCCGTCTCGATGATGGCTGCCCGCGCGCTGCCGGTGAACAGCCCAAGCCGGTGCGTCGAGGACTGCACTCCGGCAAGGCGCCGGCGGCGGTCGTCGAGCACGCCAGAGTCGATGTTGAACGATGCCACCGGCTCGGCATCAATGCTCTGGTCCCAGAACCCGCCCGACAGGTCGATGGTCTGCGGCTCGGCCGGCGTGTCGAAGAGATGCTCCAGATCGATCTCGTCGTGCGTCCAGCGCCCGTCCCGGATCGAATAGATCAGCAACTCGCTGATGAGCTGGCTCGAGCCGGCCGGGAAGCCGAACACGGCAAGTTTGCGGATCCCGTCGATGCCGACGCATACCTTGTGCCGGTAGGCGTAATTGAGCCGGGCGGTGAAGTAGGTGTCCACCTTGCCCTCGCCGATCGGCGCGCTCCTCTGGCCGTCGAAGACATAGAAGCCGTCGTCGGAAACGTAGAAGATGATCCCGCCGTAGGGCGCCGCGCCGTTGCGCGAGATGACGCCGCGGGCCTTCTCGACGTAATCCTGGCCGAAGTCGAAGACCACCGGCGGGCCGACGTAGATCGCCCGGCGAATGGCTCTTTCCTGGAACAGCGCCGCGTAGTCGAGGCCGACGATGGAGAGCAGCTCGCCCTGCTCCTGGTCCAGCTCCTGGTTGCCGGCCTGGGTGCCGGGGTCCGGCGTCCACTCGGCGAAGTCGTTGAAGGCCGACCAGTGGACCGTGAAGTCCTTGCCCATCATCAGGAAGTCGCCGACGCGCGCGACGCACGTGGCGTTGGCCGGCGCCTCGGTGATGTCCGCGAAGTCGACTGGCGAGCTCGTGCCCATGAAACGGAACTGCGGCTGCTCGCTGCCTGCGACCGCCACCACGTTGTCGCCGAACTGGGCCAGCTGCCAGCCGTCCTCCGCCCCGAGCGTGTAGCCGCCGGCCTGCGACACGTCCGTGGCGACACGGCTCTGCAGCTCGTAGAGCGCCGCGGCGTCGCCCATGAAGATGTGAGGCGTCTTGGTGCTGTCGTAGACGGCGCGCGCCCCGAGGCACACCGTTGCCGTCTCTGCGTCGGCGTCATAGTCCTCGATGTCCGGGAACGGCGCGTACTGGCCGGCCTGGCTGATGCAGCCCTTGGCCTCGGCCGCCGGATTGATGCGGTCGGACTTGTCGGGTTCCCAGGCCGCGAAGGGAATGGGGGTCGGGTCGGCCACCTATGCCCCCTGCCGCGGCAGGTAGAAGTTGCGCAGGAAGTCGGCGAAGCCGGGCGAGGCGAAGCCGTGCGGCTGCTGCGGCTGCATGTAGAGCGGCCGGCGCAACAGATCCTGCAGACTGAACGGCTGCGGCCCGGTCTGCGGCACCGGCATCATCGGATCGCGCGCTGCCGGCTCCATCGGCGGCATGCGCATCCTGAGAGCCTCCGCGAGCCCGGCCATCACAGATTCCACGGCTTGATGCGGCCGATGTAGGCCTGCGCCGCCATTTTGCGCTTGGCCGAGGCCGGGTCGGGATTGCCGCCGGCCCTGACGATCTGGTCCGTCGCCAGCGCCACGCCCTCGTCGTCACGCAGCAGGTCGCGGTAGAGGATGAGCTTGGCCTGCCCCCGGATGATGCCGCCGCCCTCGGTCATCCAGGCGTTGGTGTCGCTGTCGCCGGAGAGCGGGTTGGGGCCGAGCCTGGCGAGGCCCATCAGGTCGAGAGTGTAAGCCTGGTCCGGGATGCGGCCGAGGCGCAGCTGCCGTCCGTAAACCGTATACTCGGCAGGCGGCCCCTGGGAGGTCGCGCTCTGCCACTCGTTCATGTGCTGCATCGTGCGGGGCGTGAGCCGGTACGGACTGCTTGAGATGGTGACGAAGATGTCATCGATCTCCAGCAGCGTCTCGCCCGTCTCGACAGCGGCGCCGGCGCTGGTGAGCAGCGTCGGGCCGGTGAGGTCGTAGTACTCCTGCGTCGCGACGGTGAGGATGCGATAGCGCTTTTCGTTGAAGCCGTAACGCTCGCCTTCCTGCAGCTCGATCGCGTCGTTGATGGCGTTGCCGAGCTGGTCGGCCGTCAGGTCGTCGCGCAGCATCTCATCGATAAGGCGCGTCTTCATGACGCCGAAGGTGCTCAATTCTCGCGCTCCACAGGCATCCCAGCCGAGATGCGCACGCCTTCAACTATGGCGATTACCCCGTCCGGCAATTGCCGGTGCGGGTCCCAGAGCATGTCTCGATAAGTCGGCGATGCATGAAGCGCAGTCTGCGCCTGATATTTCCCGGCCGCTCCACCACTCAAGACAATCACTGCCACATCAGCATGTGACCCCATTTTGCGGATGCAGTCGCGCAGTCTGCCGACCGCCTCGATCAACTCTTGCGCGCTGTCGTTCACTCCGCCGCCTCCTGCACTGCTGCCTGTGCCCACGGCATGCCGTAGGCCTCGATCATCGCCGCGATCTGCCGGTCATTGCCGCCGTCGCGGTTGTGCTGGCTCCAGAGCCCGTCCTTGCCGGTCGGCAGGTCTCGGATCGGATCGCCGTCGATGACGCGGAAGGTCGAGCCGGCGCGCAGGCCCATCCAGTACCACCAGATGTCATCGTTCATCGGGCACAACTGCTGGGCCTTGGCCATGTCCATGACTTCTGCAGCCAGCGCTGGGTTGCGGTCGGAGAATGCCCCAGGCGGCACCAGCATGCCGTGGCAGGATGTCGGAAAGTGCCAGATGCCCTCAGTGTTCGGCGGAAGAAGCGGCCAATCGTTGTAAGGTATCGGCAGGGCGACGCCAGCTAGAGCGCCGACCCCACGCGCACGCCTGAGCAGAATCTCTTTGGCGTGCGGCCCTCGGAACGCCTCGGCGAAGCTCCGCACCCACGTCCGCGGATACACCAGGTCATCGTCCGCCGTCAGCACGAACGCGCCGGGATAGTGCTCCAGCGCCGGGATCAGCTTCTTGTAGCTGCGCAGGTCCTCGCACTGGCGGATGGTGAGGCCGTCGAGGCGCAGGATATCCGACGGCAGGCTGGCGAACTCGTGCCGCGCCAGCCACAGCACCACGGCGTCGGGGCGCATGTCCTGGTCGAGCAAGCTATCCAGCGCTTGCCTGAGCATGGGGAAACGCGGCGGATGCGAGGTCAGCGACACGATGAGCTGGCCGGGCAGCGAATGCCTGCCGGGCATGGCCGGCACCGGCCGCTCAATGGCCGTCGGCGTTGCCACTGCCCAGCGCTTGGAACCGCCGGCCCGCAGGTCGATGGCGTGCCCGGCCTGCCGCAGCATCTCCATGAGCGGGCCGCACGTCTCCACGTCGTCGACGACGAGCGTTGCCGCCCTGATGCGCTCCCGCAGAGCCCATAGGCACGTCTGCCGCTGCGCCGAATGGTATGGCCCGTCGACCAGTACCAGGCCGAAGGCGTCGGGCAAGTCCGCTTGCCCATACGCCACCTGGTCGATGCCAGGGCCGATCGGCACCAGCGGCGCATAATGGAGCACCACATTCTTGATGCTGAACCGCTCCAGCACTGCTGCGGTCTGCCGCCACGACGGCAAGACATCCTCCAGCACATGCGCGATCTGGCCAGTGCCCTGCAGCGCCATGCCGAGGATCAGCGTCGAGAGCCCCGAGCCCATCTCCAGGACCGGCGCTGTGGCCTTGCGCGCCCGGTCGTGCAGCTCCCACAGCGCCTCCGCTTCGAGCGTCCACGGGTTGTCCAGCGCGCTGCGGCCGGAGTGGATATCCCAGCCGTAGAACAGCGCCGCGAATGTCTCCGGCTCGGCCTTGCCGGACTTCAGCCCCTCGATGGCGTCGACGAACGTCTGGGGGAACACGCGCTGCTCGCGCCGCAGGTGGTTGCCGAAGTGGCCGATCCACACCTTGCTGCCGGCGTGGCTGAACTTCATGTCCGGGTCGGCGAACACGTGGAAGCCGGCCGCGCGCGCCTTGAGGCACAGCACGTAGTCGCCGGATTGGTAGTCGTTGCCGGGGTGCACATCCTCGGGAATGCCCATCTCGCGCGGCCAGCCCCGCTCGACGATGCGCGCCACCGGGTTCTGCGGGTGCTTGCGCTCGTCGTCCGGATTGGGCCACCAGGCGCGCGGCGTGCCGATCTTGCGCAGTCCGCCCGCGCGCTCGATCTCCGTCAGCTTCTCCAGCACGGGACGGCGGATGCGCATGAAGCCGGTCGCGACCTTGGGCATCTCGAACAGCGACGCCTCGTTGAGGCCGAGGCCCTCGAACTGGCCGGCAACGAATGGATACGTCTCGACATCATTCTTGTGCCGGTAGACGCCGGCCACGATGTCGCCGGGCGCCATCAGCAGGTCGATGATGCTCTTGGCGTCCCAGCCCATGTCGGCATCGAGGAAGAACAGATCGGTGTAGCGGTAGCGGCAATGCGGGCTGTCGCTGGGTGGCCGCTCCCACGTCAGAAAATCGCGGATGATGCCGTTGCGCACGTCGTCGACGTGGCAGGAGCCCTGCACCATCAGGAAATCGAACTGGACGCCGGCGCGGGAAAGCGTCTCCACCGTGCCAGCCATCGACTTGGAATGGTTGCACTCGGGATGGTCCGTGGCCGGGGTAGCCAGCAGCACATAATACGGAGACGGCGCCACTGGCGCCGCCCCAACGTACACGTAATAGCCGTTGCTCATAGGGTCTCCCGATTAGGTCGCGAACGTCGGCGACACGACGTAGGCGATGGCGATATCGAAGATGCCGGCCGTCGGCTTGGTGGTCGTCATCCCCGTCTGCGTCAGGTAGAGGTCGGTGTCTTGCGTGAAGTTCACGCTCTTGATGCCGGTCGGGACCTGCACCGTCGTCGACGTGCCCTCTGCGATGCCGGCTGCGCCGACCAGCGAGCTTTTCGCTGCCGACGTGCCGATCCAGAGCTGCCGGGCGCCGCCTGTCGGCGTCTCGTTGGTCTTCTTGTAGACGGCCGTCACCATCGCCCCCTTCGGGATCGTCCCGATCAGGAACTGTGTGCCGTTGGTGTCAGTTGCCGCCTCGACATCCTGGCGGATTTCGAGAAAAGAGACCTGGAGACCCTCAGGCTTCCGGGCCGTTGATCCGACTCCCATTGTGGCCTCCTTAGGTGTGCGCTGCGGCGTAGGACGACATCACCACGACGCCGAAGTCGTGGTTGCTGCCGCTCTCGGTGTACATGGACTTCCTGAGACCGGAGATGCAGCCGGCCTTCACACCGAGTTTGTTGCCGTAGTCGAAGCGCTGCTCGAACCAGTCGTAGGTCGACTTGTCGTGGCCCATGCCGAAGCCGGCAATGGCCGCCTGCGCACCGCACAGGACTGCCCGGCGCGTATTGCTGACGGCAAGTCCGGTGGCGCTGCTCACGCCCTTCGGGACATGCGTCGACTCGTGCAGGATGCAGCCGTTGTACTCGCCGAGCGCCCCCGAGAAGATCGGGTTCTCGTCCCGCTCGCCGCCGCTGATGCGCTGCTTCTGCAGGTCGTACCAGAGCACTGGATGCGCCGTGTCCGAGGACGCCTTCGTGCGCAGGTCCGTCACCTGATAGGTGTGCAGGAAGACCACGAAGTAGGGCTTGGCCCCGACCATGATGGGCCGGATCGGGTTCTTCCCGGTGCCGGTCTGCGCAATCTTGGCGTTCTCGATCGCCTTGTCGATCAGGATGAGCGAGAAGACGTTGCTCGTCGTGAGCGACTGATCCGCAGTCAGCCCGGAACCGGCCCGCACGATCCGGGTTGGTGCCGTGATCGTGTTGTGGCCGTTGTACTCCGAGCCCGTCGCATCGGTGTCGGCACCGGCCGTGCCGGTGGTATTGCCAGGCGTGAAGCCGGCGAGGTGGTAGAAGCCCCAGATATCCCAACGCTCGCCCCACCAGTCGGCGAGGCCCTGCATGCCCTCGTTACGCAGGTCGAAGGTGACGCGCTGCTGCGTCATCTCGCCAGCGGAGCGCACCGCGTGCCGGAGCTGGTTGATCTCCAGCGCCTGCACGAAGGTCGAGAGGCTCTCCTCGTTGCCCTCCAGCGTGGCGTCGCCGACGACGCCGCGGCCTCTGAGCTGCTTGCGCAGGGTGACGTAAATCTTGTCGCCGCGCTGCTTGTTCGTCTCGTTCTTGATCTGGATGAGCGAATCTTGCGACTCGCCCATGAAGCGCTTCAGGTAGGTGCGCTTCGGCGCTTCGCGGTCCAGCTTGCGCGCCCAGAGCTTTACGGACTCTGGGTCGTTCAGATTATAGGTCGTGTCTGCCATTGGATGGGCACACCATGACTGCGGCCCGGCGCGCCTCCTTCAGCTGCCGGGCTCGATTGATCGGATTTGCGGTGTGCTCGGGATGACGCCCCCGTGCTCCCCTTGCGGGGCGGGCGATGGTCTTCGCTTGCGGCGCGAGCCGGAGAGCCGGGGCCTTTGACGCCGTGCCCAGTCGAGTGCTCCCGGATGACGCCCCGAGAGCGCGGCGAACCGTCAGATGTGCTTCAGCTTATCGCTGATCGCCGCAGCAGCGGCAAGGTGCTCGGCCCTGAGCCGCTCGAGCCGCGCCCGCTCGGCACGGCGCGCGGATGCGGCGCGCTCTGCCTGCTGCTCGCGGGCGGCCTCGGCCTGCAGCTGGCTGTAGCGGCGCCCGGCCTGGTCGCGCAGCGCGTCGTACTCGTTCCACAGCTGCTCCTTGATCTGGGTATTCTGGCAGTGATGCCAGGCGATCTCGACATGTCCCGGCGAGCCCACCTCGGCCACGGCATGCAGCCAGGCGCGGAACGCCGCGGCGGTCAGCGTCCCCGGCGGATCGACGACGAACCCATTGTTGGCAGCGGCGCGCGCGTTGAGTGCGTTGATGCGCTCGGTAGCAGTCGGCTGAGAGCGCGCGTCCATTTCAGCCCGCTCTCGCGCAAACTCGCGCAGATCAGCTTCGGCCGCCCTTGCCCCACGATCCTCTGGCAACTCCAGGTGTGGCTTGGGGCGTCCTGAATTGCGCTTCATATCAGTCACCCCAGCCTCCCCAGCTTGCGCATGTCCTCCCACGCCTTGTCAAAGGCGTCTGGATCCTCGATCGAGAGGTCGGCGAGGTCGCTGAGCGACATGTCCTGGGCGCCCTTGCGCCCGCCGTCGCCGCCGGAGATGGAGATGGCCGCGGCCCGGCCCTTCTTCGCCGCCTCGATCTGCTTCTGCCCCTTGTCCTTGCCGTCGCCGTTGGGCTTGGCCTTTGGCTGATAGCCTCGGTCCGTGGCCAGCGAGTAGTAGAACTCGGCCGGCGAGACGCCCATCTGCAGGGCCTGCACAGCTACCGCCCAGCGGTCGCTGTTGAGCACCGCCATCCGCAGCTCGGCTGCCGAGCGATACCCCTGCTGCATCGCATACTGCTGCACATGCAGGTTGTTGTCCGGGTACATGCGGGCGAGCTCGCGCTCCCGCTGCCCCTCCAGGTAGGTGCACGCCTCCCAATAGTCCGGCTTGGCCTGCGGATTCTTGGCGTCGAGGATGGCCGCCTCGGACTGCTGCACAAGGCCCAGCAGCTGCTGGTGCTGCACCTGGGCCTGTAGCTGCTCGGTCGTCTGGCTGCCGCCCTTCTCCAGGGCGTCGATCTTGGCGACGAGCTGCTCATTCAGTGCCTTGAAGTGCCCGATAGGATCCTCGGTGACGTCGGGGATCTTCGGCTTGTCCGGCTCCTTGGCGGCCGGCGGCTGGCGCTGGGCGGCCCTCGCCTGCTCGATGATCTGCAGGATGGCCGCTTTCTCGGCTCGGGCCGCCTGCGCTTCCTCGCGAGCCTGCCTTAGCGCGCGCTGGACATTCTCATGCTCGGTGCGCGGCACATGGTCCGGCACCGGCGGTTCTGCCGGCTCCGGTGGCTCCGTCTTGTCGGTGGGCTCTGCCGGCGGCTCAGCCGGCTCCGGCGGGTCTGCCTCGTCGCCCTCAGCCTCGATCCCCAGCTCCTTGCGCAGCGCCTCGTACTTCGCCGCATCCGGGTCGGGCGGCGGCGTGCTGCTGCTG